AAGGATGTTACTGCCTAAGTGTTGGTTTGATGCGACTAAGTGTGAGCGCGGGATCGAAGCTCTTAGGAATTATCAGAGAAAGTGGGATGGAAAGAATCAGATATATCAGAACACGCCACTCCACAATTGGGCGTCACACGGAGCGGATGCATTTAGGGCACTTGCACAAGGATTTAAAGGCGAATACCATAGTAGTAATCGACAATTGCCGCGCACAGCGGATCATGAATACAATGAACTTGGGGGGGATCGGCTATGAGTGGTAGTGGCGCAGTATCAAGTGTTAAGAAAAAGGCTGAGTCTACGGTAGGGAATTTTAAGGCAGGACTACTTAATCCTATTGGTGGAGCAGCTCAAGCCATTAAAGACGTTAAGAAGAAACCACTGACGGCAATTGGTAAAACCCTTGTTCCTGTTGGTGGTGGGCAACAAATAGGTGAAGGTGCTACGAAGCTCGCCGTTACTGAAGCTCAAGAACAAGAAAATAAACAACGACAAGAAGCTGCTGCTGAATTAGCTAGCCAGACTAGTCAAGGAACTTCTGCAATTGCTAGTGCTAACGAAGTATCAAGAGTGTTAGCGTCTAACCCAAATGCCCAGGTATCGGGAAGTGTAGCGGCGGGGGATGCTAGGTCAGGGCTGTTCTCATCTCTTATGGAAGGGATTGAAAAAAGAAGAGCACAGATACTTCAGTCTAAGAGAACACCGGGTAGAAAAAGTACAATACTTACGAGGTAATGAGTATGCCAAAGGACGATAAGAAAAAGATGCCATATATAAATGAGAGTGCAGTTACTGCTTTTGTTAGAGCTTTTGGCACCGAAAGAGAAAGAAAAAGAAAAGAAGAAAGACAGAAAAGAGAAATACAAAAACAAGCAGAAAAATTACTAACAAAGAAGTAAATAATGGCAATGAAGCAGGATAAAGATCTTATCATGGGTGATAAGAAACGATTCAACAAACTAAAGTCGGATCGTGTTAATTGGGAACAACATTGGGAAGAAGTTTCCGAATTAGTTATACCAAGGAAGAACGATGTTTATGGGACAAGAACTCCAGGAGACAAGAGAAGAGAGAGAGTCTACGATTCGACAGGAGAACACGTCAACGAACTCTTGGCATCTGCTTTACAATCTAATCTTACTAACCCCGCTGGTTTATTTTTTGAATTATCTACAGGAGACCTTCTTCTAGATAACGACGATTCTGCACGCAAGTATCTACAGTACGTCACAAGATCAATGCACAACGTGCTTAACAATTCAAACTTCCAAACAGAAGTACATCAAGTTTATCTAGACCTAGGATCTTTTGGTACAGGCTTTCTTCGTATTGAAGAAGATGACGAAATGATTGTAAGGTTTCATTCTAGACCAGTATACGAAATGTATGTGGCTGAGAATAACAAAGGGTTTATTGATACAGTGTTTAGAAGTTTTAAATGGAAAGCAAAACAAGTAGTCGATGAGTTTGGTGAAGAGAACGTATCGGATAAAGTAAAAGAATCACATAAGAACAATGACCAAAAAGATTTTGAGATACTTCATGCAGTATACCCAGTAGATAAAAAAGCTAAGAACCCAAAAGGCTATACATTCTACTCTAGGTACTACCTTATGGGTGAAGATCATATGCTAAGTGATAGTGGTTTTAAAGAGTACCCTTTTGCTACACCTAGGTGGACTAAGGTTTCTGGAGAAGTCTACGGAAGATCTCCAGCAATGAAAGCACTACCAGATATCAAAATGCTTAACGAGATGGCGAAGGTTACAATTAGATCAGCACAAAAAGTTGTAGACCCACCATGGTTACTCCCAGATGACGGAGTAATGTTACCTTTTAGGACTCAACCAAATGGAATAAATTATTTTAGAGCAGGTACACAAGATAGACCCGAACCGATGGTAACAGGAGCAAGGGTTGATTTTGGTGTGCAGTTAATGGATAGGATTCGGTTGTCAATTGAAAGAGCGTTCTTTATTGATCAGCTTCAACTACCGCCTGAAACCCCACAAATGACCGCAACAGAAGTTCAGCAACGAACCGAAGAGAAAATGCGGCTACTCGGACCAATTCTTGCGAGACAAGAGTTTGAATTCTTACGCCCAATTGTTGACCGAGTCTTTGCCATTATGGTGCGAAAAGATATGATCCCACCAGCTCCGGAAGTTTTACAAAATACTCAACTACAAGTACGATACAGTTCAATGATTGCTAAGGCACAACGTACGAGCGAGGCTGCTAACCTTACCCGTGCACTTAACCTAGTTGCTCCAATAATGCAGGCTTTACCAGAAATGTTTGACAACATCGATGGAGACGAAGCGATACGACATGCGTTCAAAACTTTCAGCGTACCAGAAGAAATTCTTAAGACGGTAGATGCTAGAGATGAACAAAGACAGGCACGACAAGAACAGGCTGCACAAGCACAAGCTATGCAGGAAGCTCAGGTCGGATCTGAAGTCGCTTCTAAGCTGGGCGTTACTGGATAGGATAAATGGCGAAAAAAAGATCTACATCTAAAACAGACATACTGTCGTGTTACCAACGTGTTTTTAAAAGCGACGATGGTAAACGTGTCCTCGATGATTTAATCAAACAATACTACTTGATGGTGCCAACTTTCGGTAGGGTGTGGAATACGGAGCTAATGATGGTCAGGGAAGGACAACGCTCCGTCATTCTTTCTATTTTACGGTCGACAAATATAGACGTTTCAAAATTAAGACATCGCATGGAACAAATAACCAAGGAAGAGGACATTTATGAATGAAGTAGCAACGCCAACTAGTACACCAGCAGCTCCATCTAATTCTATACTATCTACAAATGTAGACCCTACTGGTGCTCCACCTGTAACCGCAGGAGAAAGAGTGCAGGTAATTGATGAGAAGAAAGCATTTGATTGGCGCGACCATCTTGCAGATGACTTCAAGCAAGACCCTTCACTAAATGTTTTTAAAGACGTTAACGACCTAGCTAAGAGTTATGTCAGCACGAAGAAAATGATCGGCGCGGATAAAATTTCTCTCCCAGGAAAATATGCAACAGATGATGAATGGAAACAGGTTTTTCATAAACTAGGGTTACCAGATGACCCAAGTAAGTATGAACTAAAGCCTAAGGAAGGGGATGTTAACGATGAGCTATTCGCACGATTTAAGGAAACCGCCTATCAATCCGGTGTTCTTCCAAAGCAAGCGCAAAGTATATATGATTGGTTTCAGAAAAGTACGGAAGACATTCAAGCCAAAATTCAACTCGAAGAACAAAAACGAGTTGACCAAGGTCTCCAAGAATTAAAAAAAGAATGGGGTGATAATTTTAAACTAGAATTAGACAAAGCGAAAGTGGCTATCAAACATTTTGGTGGTGAAGAAGGATTTTCTTACGTCGAAACTTCAGGTCTTGGAAATGATGTTCAGTTTATCAAGCTAATGAGTAAGGTAGGAAATGTTCTATCAGAAGATACCTTTAAAGGAATAACCGAGTCTTTAGGTGGGATGACCCCAAGAGACATCGAGTCTAAGAGAGCAGCAATATTCTCTGACCCAGCTTACTTTGATAAGCAACATCCAGGGCACGATGCTCTAGTACAAGAGATGCTAAAATTAACTAAACTATCTATGGGGTAGTTGACATCGCAGTTGTTTTAGCTATTCTATAATCAAACTATTCAGGACTATCTCCTCGGAGACCCTACAAGCAGAGTAGTTCATGGAAGACCCTGCTTAAGGATTATCTATCCGAAAAATTAATTGTTATTAACCTTTCAACTATTGGAGATAGTTATGTCAAATCAAATTGATGAAGCATTCGTTAAACAGTACAAAGACAATATTTTTCATTTGTCTCAACAAAAAGGTAGCCGCTTACGTGGTGCCGTTAGAAATGAAGTGCAAGTAGGGGAATCAGCTTTCTATGAAAGATTGGGAACTACTGCTGCCATTAAAAAAGTATCTCGTCACAGTGATACTCCAGTGATTGATACTCCTCATTCAAGACGAAGAGTTACACTAGAAGACTACGAAATATCTGATCTAATTGACGAACAAGATAAAGTACGTCTTCTTATCGACCCTTCTTCTGTTTACGTAGAGTCCTTTATGTGGGCTTTAGGTAGAGCTGCCGATAACGAAATCATCGAAAATGCTTTCGGTACAGCTTTTGCTGGTAAAGAAGGTGGATCATCTGTTGCTCTTGGTAACGCACAAAAATTAGCTTGCCATGACGGTACAGTTACTACTGGATCAAATCTTAACGTACAAACTCTTAGAGCAGCTAAACGCTATTTTGATGCTAACGAAGTTGATGAATCAATTCCTCGTTACATTGCTTGTAGTGCCGCAGCTATCGAGAGTTTACTCGGTGAGACTGAAGTTACTAGCTCTGACTTTAATACAGTTAAAGCGTTAGTGATGGGCGAAGTAAATACTTTTATGGGCTTTAAGTTTATCCGTTCTGAACAGTTGCTAGCTACTTCTGGTACTACTACTTACAACATCGATACTGGTGCTGTTGGTTCTGGTACAGGTACTGCTCCTGCTGCTTCAAGACGTTTAATGGCTTGGGCACAAAACGGTCTATTGTTCGCTGTAGGTAAAGATATGAAAGCTAGAATTACTGAACGAGCTGATAAATCATACGCCACTCAAGCATATGCTTGTATGAGTATGGGTGCTGTTCGATTAGAAGAAGCTAAGTTTTTAGAAATTATTTGCGACGAAGCTGCTTAATATTAATTAACGGGGGCTTTGTGCCCCCTATTATAGGAGATTAAAATGGCTGATTATTATGGTATTAACCACACCCTCGCATACCGAAATGAACCTTCTGAGAAAATCGATCCAGGTGAACAATTCGGTCGAGTACGTGTAGCTTTTGATTCTATTGATCTTTCTTCTCAAGCTGCTATCACTACTTCTGATACAGTATCGCTCATGAAAATTCCTGCTGGCGCAAGAGTGCTAGAAGTTGTTCTAGCTTCTGCTGACGTTGGTACTACTGGTGATGCTAACTTAGGTTGGGCTGCATCTGCTGACGCTGTTGAAGCTGCTGATGCTGACGGGTTTTTAGTAGCTGTAGATATCAATGCTGCTGCTGACGTTCACAAGATGACTGATCAAGCTAACGTTCCTGGGCAATTCAAGAAATTTGCTTCAGAAGTTACCGTGACTATGACTCCAAGTGAAAACTTCACAGCTACTTCAGGCTTACTTGAAGTTGCAGTTTATTACATTAAAGAATAGTTCTTTTAGGGGTGGTAACACCCCTATATCTACACTGAGGTTTTGATGGCTATTACCGAAGTATCCATAGCAAATAGTGCTTTAATAAAGATTGGTGCCGATAGAATTACCGCACTGTCTGACGACAATAAAAGAGCTATTCTTTGCAACGAACAGTTTGCAAAACTAAGAGATGAAGTCCTGCAAGCTCATCTTTGGAATTTTGCTATGGCACGAATCGAGATAGCCGCCGACGCTACTGCTCCTGCTTTTGAGTACGAAAAAAGATTCCTACTTCCGTCGGATGTACTTAGAGTATTTTTTGTCTATCCGATGGAAGATGAGATAGAGTGGAAGAGAGAAGGGCAGTATATCTTAAGCAACGAAGCGAGTATGCAGATTGTATACATAAAGAAGATTGAGGATACTAGCCTCTTCTCACCAATATTTGCTGAATGTCTAGCATTACGATTAGCGCAAGAACTTGCCTAC